GTTCCGCGCAGTGTATCACGCGTGATTATCCTGGCGGAAACGCATCGTCGTCCGCGTACATACGCACGTCATAGTTAACCGCTTTTACGCTGCACGACCTAGTGCCGCTCGGCGATACGTCCGTAATCAATGCGGGGAAGGCCCACGTCGATTCATGCCCAAACTGGATGATCGGCGGCGTGTCGATGTTCCCGCTCAGGTCCGGCACGAAGTCCAGGGTCGGGATCGTAAACGTGTACTCGTCGACGAAGGTTGCTACATACGGCCCCGACGCCGTGCCATCCTTGCGGCGCAGCACCACTTTGTAAACACCAGGCTTCGTCCAGTCCAGAGGCTCAGAGGATTCGATAGTGGCGGGCTGCCCTATCGTGTACGGGTTCGGCGAGATGCTTTCGACCAGTGCGGACTGCCCGTAGCCGGGAGTCGACACGCCGAGCGCCACGTAATCGAAGTACGCGCTGTTCAATGCGTCCAGTTCTGTCTTGAAGCTGTACTGGCGCTGACGGTACAGGTGAGCGCGACGACGGCGCATGCCGATGCGCCAGGCGCGGAATCTTACCCCGACGCCTTCCACCTTGATTTTCTCCACGCGTTCCCCTGCGTCACCCGGCAAGCGGCACTGTACCGTTTCGTCTTGCTTCGTAACGTGGTCGTAATATTCAACATCTACACCATCGAAGTCGTCCGGCTGATCCGGCATGGTGAACTCATACGACAATGACTCGAGCATTACTTGCGGGTTGTACACATGGTCGAACGAAGGGCCGCGCGGCTCATCACGGACCGGCACCAATAGCCCGCGATCGATGGTCAGTTCGGAGAAACCGGCAGTCAGTGCGTCCAGTAAGTTAGATTTTACCGTTTTTGAGTCCATTACGATTCGGTCGTAGGTATCACCGCGCGGCGTCCAGCGGGTTGACTCCAACCTGTCCAGTTCCACCAGGTCGATATCGGTGGTGTCGGAATACCCCACGTTGCGGATGATGTGCCCGACCGCTGCCGAAATCTCCCGTGTAGGCTCTGGGTCTTGCCATACGCCGTCGCGCAGAACGGGGAGGATACGGGTACACGCCAGGTTCACCAAGCTTTCGCTTTGTGAAGAGATGCGGTCCCCTCCCCGGATGTCACAGGTCATGACGGTCATCCCGGCGTAGCTGCCGGGTGATGAGGTCTGCACTAGGCCCTTCAGCCGCAGCCACATAGTTACGTCGTGGACTTCATCAGGCAGCAGCGCCCCTTGCGGGATGTTCAGCTTCTTCATCCGCACCTCCGGGCGCATCGGGTACGGCAGCACGACGCGATGCGTGTTACCGATAGCGTCCAGCGAGTTGCCGGTCGTAAAGTACGTAGCCGCCGTCCATGCACCCCCTACTGCCATGTCGCGGTACTCGAAAGAGTAGTTGGCCTGGATAGTGAAGTATTCGCCTTTCGATCCGAGCCCCACGATGCCGCTCGGGAAGAACATGTCGAATTCTATATCGGTTACGACTTCGCCTTCTGGGCACGCCGGGAAGGGTCCTCGGTATCCGCCTTGCAAGTTCGAGCTGTCCAAGCGCACTTGGGCCACGTTGGACGACAGGCTATCCCAGCCGGGCCAGTCGTCATCATCTGCGCCGCCGGCGGTCAACCGCTTAACTTGGAGCGCTTGAGCCGAGTAGCTCAGGATGCGGAAACGGAAACCACGGTAGGACATACCCATAACCACGGGGCCGATTACCAAGCCAACGCCCGGCGCTCCGCCTTCATAATCCAGTTCCAGGTCCGTAGCCGTAACGTCAGTGACCACGTAGAACCCTTCGTTATCCCCGATGATCTGAATTTCATCGCCGACTAGGAAGTTGAACTGGGCGATGGGGCCGCTGATCACATCGCGGCCGCCCGTGCCTGTGCCGTCGCTTACCGTGAAGTTGTAGGGTGCCACAGGGTTGATCAGCGTGCCCGGCACCCAGTCGGCGGGAAACGTGCCTACGCCCACGGGGATGCCTACTACGTCGCCGTTGAAGGTGAACACCGATGCCGTGGCGGAGCTGGTGAGGTCAGACTCTACCGTCAGCTCAAGGCCGGTAGCCCCCGTGTTGCTCGCCCCTACTTCCGGTGCGGTGTACCAGAAAAGGTGAGCGGGCTCGTTGGAGATATCCGCACCCGGGGCGTGGATCGTGAAAGATGCGTCGGCCCCTAATGTCAGAAGTGGGGTCTGTCCGGTCTTCACGTCTTCCGAATCAATCTGGTAAGAGCCCTGGCCGACACCCAAGCACATTTCCGTCCGAGGCTCCCGCGGCCCTGCGAAGTACGCCCGTGGCGGGATCAGATAGTCAGGGAAGCGCTGCGGGTTGTAACCGAACAGCTCGGGCCTTACGTCGTTGATTTTTACCTTGTTGCCTTTACTGCTCCCCTGGTCTAGTGGATTGCCGCCGCCCTGGCGCGAGGCACTCACTCCGGGGATCTTTGGTGTGAGCGCGGATAGTACGGCGGCGGCACCAGCCAGGAGGGCGAAGGTAATGGTAAACGGGTCCGTACCTTTCGGCTCCCGGTAGATCTCGACTTTGTCTTCCGACGTGATCAGCGTAGTAAGCCACTGGCGAGGCAGAAGGCGTTCGCCATTCACGTAGAGACTGATCGCCAGCTTGCCCAAATCCGTATCACGGGAAATGCCGTGACGGTACAGCCACTCGACCATAAGCTGCGGCTTACGGATTTTGTAGGTTTCCTTCCCTTCGTCCGATAAGCGACTGGCGTAAATCTCGATCATGGTTTGTCTCGGTGGAAAGTCACGGTGGAGTGGTCGCGCAGCCAGCGGTGAAGCGGCAGGCATCGCGGACCTCGTGATGGGTTTATCTCAAGGATCCGCAGGCCGTCCAGGGAGTCTATGACCAGGGCGACATGGGTGCAGATACGCCCGATCATAACCGAAGCAATCGCCCCCGGCTCGGGTTCGCACAATTCCATCTGGGAGGACTCGGCTTCGTAGGCGCGGGTGAACTCCCTCGGATCGGTATTGCGCAGGCTACCGTACTCCGCCAAGAGGCGCTTGCCCAGCTCAGCATGTCGAACATGCCTAACCAAGCCCCAGCAGTCGTAGCGGACAGGGCCGCGGGCGCCATCCTCGTATTCACAGCCGAGGTACTTATTCACGAAGTCCATCAGAGATACCTGAGAGCGGGTGCGAAAGTCGTAGTGTACAGCGCCCGTGGCCACGCTACACCGATCATGTTGTAGTACCCAGTTTGCAGTTGGGCCTCTTGCCCCTGAATTGATCCTGACAGCAGCGTGAGAAAATAGGGCCTTTCCGCCGGGGCCAACAGGTTCGTACTGAGATAGGTGCGATATATCGCCGTGACCCGAGCGTTCTGCTCAATGGCGGCATCAATCAGGCGTGATGCTTCACCGGTCGTGTTATCTACCGCGAAGGCCAGTGTCTGGTTGCCCTTGTTGTTCTTCGCGGCCAGGGCGATATCGATATTCGCACCGATGAACGTAACGGTGCGAGCGTCTTCCGTGATCGCCGTTACGTCCTCAAAGCCGGTGCAGATGAACACCGGTTCCGCCCACGCGTCGCACGTCAGCTCAAGCGTCCTGATGATCGCATCAAGACGCCCGTTGGCCCCCGCATTTACTTCGGCAAGGATCTGACTCATCAGATGATCATATCCAGTGGCGTCATGACGACTTGGCAACTGACCAAGTTTCGATCAGTGGCGGCGTTGTGTACGATGTTTAACTGCCAATAGGTGCCGGGAGGGCCGTACACGTCCGTCGTGAAGTGGATGTTATCGCCGTATGGGTTCACGCCGTAGCTCTGCGTTACACCTTTCCAGCGGTTCCCGGCGGATGTTTCGATCTGCGAAGAAATGGCTTTCGCCGTAGCGTCCGCCGAGTCAATCACGATATCGACCTCAATCCGCATCTTAGAGCAGCCGTTCGGCATGTTCAGCCGAGTAGGGTTCGCGGGCACGAAAGCGCCTGCCACCATGTCGTATTCAGGCGTTGTGCTGAAGGACACGATGTTGTCCACACCGCCGTTATCAAGGTTTTGCGTGGTTCGGATAACTCGGGTATTGCGGCCGTTGACCAGGTACGGGTACAGGCCGTCAGGCATAAATGGTCGAAGCGGGGTGTAGGCGCGCAGGTCGGTAATGATATTTCGAGCGTCCAGCTTGAAGTACTCGCTAGCAAGCTTCCCGGTCGTGGCTTGGAATGCCGCGAAGTAAGCCGTCAAATCCGTGGAGGAAATGTTGCGGATCAATGGGCTGCTCACCTGACCCGCGTAGTCGCCGAAAGTCATGCTGTTAGGCACTTGCCCTTGGATGCCCATAATGCATGCGTTAGGGTCATCGCTCGGGCCGCAGAACGCCAGGCCGCCCGTAACACTAACTTCCGTCTTGTTCCACGGAAAGGATACGTCCGGTACGGCCAAGTGGTCGACGATACGCATCCCGCCGAACTCGCCGCCCCAACGCACGTCTTCAGAGATGAAGCTACCCCAGTTGTCTACCCACCGAATGTTAGCTGGACGGTCTACGCCATACGTTCCGACAGCGGGGATGCCGAAGCCGCGCTTGATGAACAGGCGGGTTTGCGCGCCGGGGTCTGTCGGAGTTGCGCCACGGTTATTGATTGATGCCGCGCTTGCGTCCAGGTTCGTCGAGTCCGGCTGGAACCACTGGTCGCTAACAACCATGCTATCAAAACAGTTATCCAAGATCCGACGGCACGAAATCCAGCGGCAATTACTCATCGTGCCGTTGGTTGACATGTGAGTCCACACGCCGCCAGTGGCTTGGGTCTTTACGGAGTAGCTGCTCGACAAGAAGAACTGGCAGTGATCGACCTCGAACATCGATGAGTTGATGTTGTCGTTGTGGACGCGCAAGTGGTGCCGACCGCCAACGAATTGCATGCCCGACATTTTGAACTGGTACAGGTCGATGTCGAAGATATCGGCGTCCGGATCATCTTGTTTGATGATCGCAGAGTCGCCAGCGATTTCCAGGTACGGCCCCCAGTTGATCGCGGCGGTTACCCGATAAGTCCCGGTCGGGAAGTAGGCGATAGGAGATGTGCCGGAATACGCCGCAGTCAAGGCGCCGGAGGTAGTGAGTCCGGATTGCGTCTGCGCGACGATGTAATCGGCCAGGGCTTGAATGGCTGCCGTGTCATCGGCCACGCCATCGCCTATCGCGTTAAATGGAGCATCCTTTACGCTGACGTGTTCGCTCAGCTTTTCGAATACAGTGCGATCCCCGAAGCCGATGAAGGTGCTACCGTCTGCTGACGCCAGTTCAGCCCTAAGCGCGGCATCACCCACGTCAACCAGTAGGAGCTGGTCGGTCGCCCAGGTGCCCGTCAGATTCACCGGAAAGCTGGCGGGCTGCTTTACTTTGTACACTGAGGGGGTGCGGTCGATCAGTTGGGTTGGCCGATCGATCTGCAGCGGGTTGCCGTCTACGTACTGAAGATGTGTCGCCTCGAAGCCCATGGCCTCAAGGAAATCTGTAACCAGCTTCTGCATGCCGGTCCAGGTTTCGCGACGCTTCCCGAAACGGTCGTAGAACGATGGACCGGCAGAGTTCATGCCCTCGTCGAAATTCGACGCATTGTCGAATAGGTCTTTGGGCGACGTAGAGCCAAGCGGGTTCAGGGTGTTGTATGTGTTGGTCATTTTGGCTCTCTGGTTTTAAACGTTAATGGCGTGACCAAGATAAACGAGTGTCGTTGCGCTAGCCGCCCTGAATTCGTAAAGGGCTGACTGCCCCGCCGGGATAGAATCGGACGGAGCGCCATGGTACGCGGCAGCGAAAGCGGGTGTTACGGCTGTCGCCCCGTTACCATTAGTCAGCTTTAGAATCAGCTTACCCGACTCCAAAAGTCCGGTCGGCGCGACTACGTTCAGCGCAGTGCAGTTCGAAAATGTCACCCTATGATAATCAGCGTTAGCCATCGTCGGCGTATAATTCGCCGTACCACCGCCGCCGTTAGCTGTCTGCGTAGTGATGACAAGCGCGCCCACGGCGTGGAACGGAGCGATTGTCTTTACCCGGTTGTTTAGCCCTGAGATCTCCATGAGCGTAGCGAGCAACGCGCTCCGCCATCTCCATTGATCCGGCGCCCCTAGATTCTCGCTCGTCCATGAGGTATCTGTTTGGACATACGCTCCGTTGGGGAGGACGTCATACCACTGGGAGTCAGGGGTAAGGGTAAGCTCCTTGCGGAGTGCGACGCCGGAAGCCCTACCTTTCACGAGGTTTGAAGTCAGGCATCCGACATCAAACACGACGATAGTCCCCGCAACAGCAGAGGGCTCCGCGTTTATATCGAATTCGGCGTAGTTGTTAAAACCGTTTTCGGCAGTAAATTGGAAATTCGCCTTTACCGTGGAAAAATGGTTAACGCCGGTAACCTGGCAGGCGTTACACGCCCTGAAATTGTACAAAGGGTTCAACTTACCCAGCGTGGCGCTGAAGAATGGGCGCACATCGCGAGAGCGGCAGTTAAGTGGTTGCATTGTACCGCTGGCAGTGCCCCCGTGGAACTCGACACCGACACCGTCGATATTCTCAAAGGTCATGCGGGTATCCCAGCAATCCCTAGCCCATTCGCCGTAAACAATGCCCTTGTTGATATTTGTGCTGCCGCCAAAGTTAACCATGTTTGCGGCAGAACACTCTAGGATGGCCACGCCTCTCGACTCGGCATTTGCGCCAACAGAATATCCCACTGCGTCGTTTGCCCCGAGGGTGTAACCGAGAGCCTTGGAGCCGGTCAGTCGCGACTCGAATAGACCGTCGAGAGCAAATATCGGCCCTGTTACGGGTGTCGGCGAGCTAATGGCATGGATGTTATCAATCTTCAGGCCTTCGCACATTTTTCCGGCTGCGGCGCCCGCCCCCGATCCTGCCAGGGAGGTACGAAACGCAGTCCCGGAGAAATTATTAATAACGATATCTTTAACGGTTGAGCCGTCACGGATACCGAACAAGGCTATGGCTGCTACCGATGTGCCGCCTAGGTCAAAAGACGCACCCTTGAAATGCGCAATTTTTGTGATGGTCGCAACTGTAGAATCGCCAAGCTCAAAAACGTTGTTACCGGAGAATGTTCCGTCGATTATGAATTTAACGAGATCCGCGCCATCGCAAATAAATCCGCTACCAGTTATTTTTGTAGCCACGGTCTGGTAAAGCCGATACGTCCCAGCCGGAACTTGTTTTTTCCCTGGAACAAGCGCTGCCGCTTGAAACGCCGGGGTCCAGTCCCACGTCGATGGGTCACCCCCTACACTATAGCCCCCCGCCAAGTCCGCGAACTCCCATATATTCACAGGCTGAGCATCGAACATCCGGGCTACGGTATTGATTACAGATGTTAGCGTTGCCCGCGCCCATGCCACGAGTGTCGAACCTTCGCTGGGGTCGGCTAGGTCACCGCGCAGAGTAATCGCGTCCGCATCCGCCCCTATACCGGCCAGGGTTTTTCGCTCAACACCAAGACGGTCCAGGTAGGTGTCTTCCGTCCCATTGGCGAATTGGTCCAAGATCTTGGCATTATCGTCAAGGTCGCGCGGATCGATCGAAGGGACCGGGTTACCTGTGTTGTAAAAACTCATGGTGCGACCCCTTGAAAGCGAGTCTTCATCAGGTCGTGACACGCCTTGATGAAGTCGATATCGGCCTGCGGCAGCGGTGGCATTGGCGGCTCCATGATGGCCAGGTGCGCGTTTACAAAGTCCATCTGCGCCTGTACGTCGCCGTCAAGCTCGATAGCGGTTCGGTGCCACGTACAAGAAAGTTCGGCGTCGTCTTCCATCAGCATGAAAGCGAGTCGAATCTGAAGCAGGCCCGACCGGCTAAGCTCCGGTTGATCCAAAACTGTTTTTCTGTAGATCATCGGTATCCCCTTAAGCGGTGGCGTATTGGCCGCTGAGAAATATGCTTTTCTGAACGCCGCTCGCAGCGTTCGCCTGTGTCAGTGATGCGGTCGTGCCGGCTGATACGTTCATGACTTCAAGCATTACGTTCGTCGTATTGACAAGTGCGACAATCTGCGGTGTGGCCACGGCGGATACGATCCCCGTCCACCGGGCAAGCGTCACGGCTGGTACGCCACTGGCAGGGGCAAATGGCAGACCGCTCACCCGTAGAGTGCCAGTGGCGGTCGTATACGTGAACGTGGTTGTAGTCACCGTGCCCTCGTACATGTGTGCCCGACCGATCTTCGTATAGCGTCCGCTTTGCGAGCTGTAGACAACGACAAGATCTCCGGGGGTCGCAAAGGTAATCCCCATTGTCCAAGTGCCCTTTTCGTAGTCGTCGAGGGTGTTTGCGTCTGCGGACGGCACTTGTGTTGAGGGGAACTTTATCTGCCCGCCCGGCAAGTCCATAAGCCCGGTGACGGTTGGCGTAACGAGAGTCAAGGCATCCGGCAGGGACAGCGTCGGGTTGCCGGAAACGCCGTCACCATTCGTCACGGTCACTTTGTTCGCAGTGCCAGTCAGCGTCCTCGCAGCAGCAGTCCCCGATCCTGTGCGGGCCATGAGTCCTGAAGTCGATACTCCGGCCAGTGCTTGAAGGTCCGCGTCATACGCCTGAACATCAGTGCCGATGATCGTGCCTATAGCAGCCCGCGCATCCGCCTGAGAGGCGGAAACTAGAAACGTACCGATAAACGCCTGCCAGCCGCTCATGATTGCCGTTCGAAGCTGTGTTCTGGTCTGCTTGCGGCTCGCGCCGGCCTGTACGACATAGTGCAGGTCCGCTTCTGTACCGGCTCCGGCGGAGGGCTGCTCTGTAAGTTTACCGGCCATTACGCGCTCTCCAGATTAAAAGGTGTGCCGTCTTCAAGGAACATCGGATTTCCGTCCTCCAGTAGCATTTGGACTAGAGGGGGTTCTATTTGAAGCGGCCACTCCTCGTTAATTGCTTGATCGGTTTCTAGGATGAAGACCTGCCACGGGTTAAGAGGCCACTTGTCATTCATGGCGCGGTCGAATATATCAGCTTGCAGAATGTAATCGGGAAGGATTTCGACCCACCCCGGCGGAAGCAGAGGACGTACCCGGCTTTCGCAAACTACCTTATACCGCCAAAGGAACTTGCCGGCCAGTTCGCCGCCAACGGGCGTAGTAGTGAACCGGACTTCCTCGTCGTTAAACCCCAGCGGGCTCAAAAGCTGCATGTTGAACCAACCGGCGCCAACAACCTGGGAGGCCCAATACTCGAACACGCTGGCCTGCGGCGCCGTCATGATCCAAGTGAGCTGTATCTCGTCCGGTACATTTCGGAATTCGATACGCTGACGCGCCCGCCCACTGTCCATCGGCGTGCGGCGGATGTTGTTCACCGGCGCACGTGCGTATGCCTCCCGCAGTGGGCACGGCAACCCTTCCGGGTAGGAGGGGATCGCCATCAGCGGCCCACGCCTTGGATGCCAGTTTTGCGGTTCAGTGCTGTCATCACGTCATCATCCGAGTAGAGCTTGGAAATCCACAGGTCGATAAACTTCTGGCCGTCCTCTTCGCGGGTTGCGGTTTGCCCGGCCCTCGAAGCGTCTTCAATCAAGTTTACCGTAGTGTCGCCTTTGCCGCTCGGGCTTTTCATGTTGTCCAAGGTCTTGTCCAGCTTGGCACTGGTCTGCGCCGTGGTTACGCGTTCGCCTTTCTGGAGGAGCCATGTGCCTGTCTGCGGTACGGCGTCGATACCATCGTGCGCCATACCGGCTATGCCCGCGATACTGGCCGAGAGGCCCCCCGCGTAGGCCAGGGCGGAAGCTGCCGCGGCAGGGGCGGCGATAGGGCCAACGATAGGGATAGCCGCTGTCGAGGTGAAAGCGTTCAACCCCGCCGATATGGCTTGCGCAGCAGCGTACTGGATCAACATCTTCAAAGCGGTCTGCGCAAAGCTGGCGGCCAGGTCTTGGAATGAAAGCTTACCGGTGGTGACGAAGTTGTAGAGCGCGTCCGTAAGCCCGGAGAAGGCACCGTCGAAAAGCGTTTGGGTCTGCGCCGCTACGTCGGTCGCTTCAGTTAGGTAATTGCTCCACGACTCGGAGGCGCCGAGAAAGAAGCTCGCCGATGCTTCGTCAACCTGGTTGTAGTAATCCTGCTGCATCACCAAGCGCGCGGCCAGGGACTCTTCAAGGATCGCGTTTTGTTCCTCGAAAAGTTCTTCGCTGATCTGCCCGGTGTTGAACTGCTTGTTCAGCTTGTCGACTTCTGACTGGTACTCCTTACGGATTGCCAGGTCTTCTTTCAAGCGCTCGCGAAGCTTGTCGCCCTGACCGAGACCGGTCAGCGATGCGTCGAGGCCTTCCTGCGCGGTGCTGAGCTTCGACGATTGGTTCTCTTGGAACGCAGCGAGCTTGCCGGCCTCTTCCGTCGCCTGCTTACGTGCGGTGATCTCCTGTTCCAGTGCTACGTTGCGCTTGAGCTGTGCGCGCAGCAGATCCTCGCTAGCGACTAGGGATTTCTGATCGGCGGTCTGAATGTCTTTCGACTTGATATCGGCAATCTGTTGCTCGAAAGCAGCGAGGGCTTTGGCTTGGGTGCCGAGCTTCTCGGTCGTCTCAGATTGCACCTGCAGCGCGGCGGCCTGCTGCCGCAAGCTGTCCAGCATCTTTTGCCCTGCGTCTTCCCGGAAAGCTTTGGCGGCCGGCGACGCGGCGGCTTTGAACTGTTCTTCAGCGGCTTTGCGGAGCTGGGCGATCTGCGCGTCGCTGTACTGCACACCGCGCTTCGAGGCTGCGGCGACTTGCTTATCGATCTCGGCAAAGCGCTTGGCGAGCTTGTCAGTCTTCGGTGCCGTTTCTTCCAGGGCTTTGTTCAGGTCTGCAACGGCAGCGATGCCTCTCTTGTCCTGCGCGACGATGTTCGCTTGCACGGCAGCGCGCTTGCGGCTTTCCTCCTGCTGGACGAGCAGGTCGGTGATTTCCTTTTCGGTCTGCTCGCGGCGCAGATCATTACTCGGTGTAGCGCCGAAGCCGCTGCCGGGGGCGTTGTTGATCGCATCAGCGTTCGCAATCTCTTGAAGCCGATCGTTTAGGACCTTGAGCTTCTGCTCAATAGTCCCTCCGCGCCCGATGTCGAGGAAAGCGTCCCACGCATCTTTCGCAGCGTTCTTCACAGACAGCCACGCGCCCTCGACGAAGCCTAGATTATCTTTGATGCTGTTCGCGCGGCTTGTCAGCGCGGCGGCGTAAGACTCTTCGGCCAGGTTAGCTGCGCCTTGCGCATCGCCCTGGCGCTGCAGCGCTTCGATCTGTGCGTAAGTCGAAGTCGTCAGGTAGTTGAGCGAATCGTTCAGTTCTTTCGAGAACTTGACCGGATCTTTCGCCAGCTTCTCAAAATCCTTGACGGTCTCTTCAGCAGCTTTGCCGGTCGCTTCTTGGTACTTCAAGGCGGATATAGCGATCAGGTCGAATTGAGCCGCCGGGATCTTCCCCGCACCGGCCAGTTGCGCCAGTACCTTCGCCGCGGCGCCTACAGTGCCAACCGATTTGCTAACGCTTTCCGCTTGGCTGGCGAGCGCGTCTGCGTTCGTACCGGCGGCATTGCCGTTGAGGATCAGCGCTTTGGTGAAGGCTGTCGTCTCGTCGCTGCCCTGCTTATAGGCGAGCGCTAAGACGGCTGCGGCTGCGGCTGCTAGGGTGAAAGGGTTGACTAGTCCGGCTATGTAACCGCCAAGGGCTCGAGCAGCAGGACCGATGCCGCCGAACATATCCTTAAGCTGGCCGCCCTGCTGGAGCAGCACAGTCAGCGGGTTCTGTCCGGCGGCTATAGAAGTGGCGATGTCGGTGAACTGCGCCGGCACGCCTCGCAGGTTAGCCGCTAGTTGCTTGGCGGTCAGGCCGTTTGCATCAAGCATCTTCGTGCTTTTATGGATCGCGTTTCCAGTCTGCTCTACCGACTTGCGGGTCTCATTCAGCTTGGCGAGGTAGACGTTATATTCTTCGGTAGGGAGGCGTCCGGCATCGCGATGCGCCTTGAGCTGCTGCTCCATCTTATCGAGGCGGGAGTACGCCGCGATGGTCGGATCGATTTGACCGACCAGTTTGTCTAGGGCGTTGCCTTGGCGCTGCGCTTCCTTCGTGGCAGAAGCCAAAGCGCGTTCGGCCTGATTCATACCACGTTCGAAACCCGCGGTATTTGCAACGAGATCCACCGTCAAGGCGCCCAACGATTGTACGGCTATGGCGGCGGTCTCCTAGAGGCTTGCAGCACTTTTAAGAAGTCTTGCGGGGTAGCATAACGCAGTTCGTCGTCCGCTTCCCGGTTAGGGATGAAGTCAGCAACTTTTACTTTCTTGTTGCCCATCAGTTGGGCACCAGTAGCGCAGATCAATGCGGCAGCTTGCTCGACACGTTCAGCGATGTTCAAGCCCCCGTGACGCCGCACGTAATCCGCCCAGTGCTGCGCTTCGCTGAAAGACATGTTCTGTTTGGCTTCGGCGATCGTGCGACCGCCGATACCGTTCATCACTAATTCGAACCAGAGGTCTTCGGGGGCGTCGTCTTTGCCGAGTTGACTTCGTTTACCGCAGTGATCAGTGCGAGGAACAGCGTATCGCACATCGCGCCACGGCCTTCGATACCGGTTGTGCCGAGGATGTCAGCCGTGGTGAAGATCGGGCCGCCCTCTTCGTCACACACCATGGTCGCGATCCGCGCGGCCAGGTGTTCCTGGTTGCCTTCAGCAGCTTTCCATGTGTTGGTGATCGTGTGGTACGACGCCAGGCGCACGCAGATGTCTGCGGTCAGCTCTTCGCCTTCCGTGTTGTGCCATTTGATCTGGCGCTTTACGAAAGGCTCTTTTACGAATGCGCCTTGAGCGACGAGGTCTTTAAGGTTCAGGGCCATTGGTTAGCTCGACGACTTAGGAACGAGGACTGGTTCGCCCGACACTTGGATACCGACAGTCGAGGTGACCATGGTGTTCAGTGCGAAGGTGAACGGATAGCTGTTCATGTAGCCTTCGAACTGCAGCCAACTGCGGGTAGGCGGGAAAACGAATTCATCGTCGCCCGAGCTGTCGACGGCAGTGGTCGGCGCCAGGGTGCCGTCAGAAAAGCCGATCGCCCATTGCAGGGTGATGCCTGCGGTCTTGAGCTGGTGCAGACGGATGTGGTTCACGTTAGCCGGATCGAACTGCAGACCGAAGGTTGCCGCGCCCGGAGTGGCCAAGCCAGCTTCGTAGGTGCGCGACAGGTTGTTCAGGCAGGTCGTTTCGATTTGGTCGATCGCGGTGTCGATACCGTCGATAGAAGTGATGCACCCTACGTCCAGCAGCTCGCCGGTATCGGGGTCAATCGTATACAGGTCGGTGCCCTGGCTCTTGATGGTCATCGGTGTAGCCTCGTGGAAGTAATGAACGTTCGACGGAAGCATATCACGCGGGGCGCGATTCGCAAATCAGGTCCGTTCGACCAGCCATTCGAGGTGGAAACTGGTTCTATACAGCTTCGTCTCTTCGTCCCGTAGGTTCCCGATGTACAGGGTTAAGTAGGAGGAGAGCTCTACAGCGTATCGGATAGCCTTTGCTACCTCGGTGCTTTGCGCTTGGGTAGGGGCGTATACGTCGACCTGCAAACTGATCTGGTCTGCGTCGGGTCGGCAGTTCAACATATTAAAAGGATTTCCTCCGACCCATTGATAGACGGCGTACGGCTTTGTTCCGTCTTGCGGACTGGTGCCGAAAGGGTAGATTCTCGGCTCCGGGGATCCGAGCAAAGCCAGTACCGCCGGATCAGCTTTGCAAGTTACGTAGAAGGGTACGTCCATTATTCGAGCCCCAAACGGACAAGTTGAAATTTGGCCGAGCTCAAAAATTCCTGGAATACGGCCTGTTGATTTTGGTTCAGCGCGTTACTCAGAAAAGGCTGTGCGCGAATGCGACTCGTTCCTAAGTGGACCCACCACCAATAAAAAGTGTTCCCGCCGCGCTGTCCGCGTTTTGTCTTGCGCACGCCGACAGATATTTTCGTCGAACCCGTCTCATTGAAATACTTCGTGTCTTCGATCAGGGCGATGTTTTTCGATATATCAGGAACCGTGGTCGGATCGTCGATCGCCGCGGCGCGCTGAATCGCATCTTTTAAAACAATGTCCATGGCGTCTTTTGCCGCAGGCACGACAACTTTGCGCTGCAGTTCCTGCGGCAAAGTCTTGAAGATGCGTGACAGTTCGTCAGCGCCCGTCAGCTTGTAGGTGATCCAGTCGGCCATGTCGTCGCCCTCGGTTTGCCGGGAGTTTATCACATGCAAGAAAAAGCCGCCTTACTAGGGCGGCTTTGGCACATCACAGGAAGCACTGACAGCGCCGATTCTATCAGCCGACCCGCTTGAACGCAAACGACGCGATGCCTTCGCGGCCAAGTTCAGTTTCCGCCCAGTTCACTTCCATGCACTCGAACCCATGTTCGCCACACCAGCGGATAAAACCCTGCAGCGAAAAATAGTGCAAATGTTCTCCAGGTTTCATGTGCTTCGACTCAACCCATTCACTGGCCGTCTCGCAGATCGGGATCGAGACGAACAGCCACTCCTTGACGCGCTCCAGAAGCTTTTCGGGTTCCGGGATATGCTCCAGGCTATCCCAGCATGTAATCGCCCGAACCTCTTCGCCGCCGTACGGATCACGGTACGCGTAGATGCTCTGCAGCCAAGAGATCGCATCCGGGCAAACGTCAAAGCCCATGCCTTGCGACTCTTGGACGAAGCGCCCTCCGCCGATACCGATGTCCACGACTTCAGCCGGGCTGATGTATTTCTTGACGAGCTCAACACGCGCCTTGGTCAACAGACCGCCCATCTTGGTAGCGTCGAGCTTTTGGTAGTTGGCGAAATACTCGCCGCCGTAGAGCATGGCCGGGCGAGTATGGAAACCCTGACCTTTAGAGGGTGACCAGAGGAAGGTGTCTTCCAGCCCAGTCGGCAAGCTTTGAGTCATAATTCGAAATCCTCTTGTCACACGAGTGTTGTTTCAACTTACAGCGACAGAAATTGTCTGGCACCGCAAAGGTAATTGTACTTCCGTCCGGGCAGATCTGCTTCGGGGAATTGAAACCGCCTTGGCCGCCGCAGATGATCCACGCGGGAACCTTGGCCGCTAGCGCCGCCGGTACGAGCCAGCCGATACCGCCGATCACGGCAGCAGCACCCTTGACGAGCGCCAGCAGTTCTTCGACCGGAAGTTCGCCGTGGTGGAATTGAACACTGGCGTAAGGTAGAGGCTCTACCGCCCATTCTACGTTGTCTACTAGGTCAGCTACGCTGATAACCCGGTAACCGCGCCGGGCGGCTTCTCGGGCGGCGACATTTATGTACTCAGGGTCTGGGTTCCGAGTATCAGCGCGCCACTCACTACGCACCGTAGCCGGTCGCACGACAACGTACTTACCCCCGATGGGCGAAGGCGGGAGCGGCGGAAGGTCGAACACGCCCGGCATTACGCCGAAGCTGGCAATCATCCCGGGGATAATTCCCTCGGCGCCGTAGCGGATCTGCCGAGTCGGTTGACGCGCTGGCGGCATCGTCCAGGTTGCATGGCGCGCGATGTTCTTCGCTTGGGTGCGGAGCGTGGTTTGCGGTCGGATGAAGTGGACGCCGTCGATTCCTGCGTAAATTTCCGGCCAGGGGGTGTCAAGGTAGACCGGTTTTGGTAGCGCTTTGATGAAAGGGCGCATGAAGAGATTGTCGCCGAGGCCGCGCATTCCGTGGATGATCATTTTTTGATCTCGATCTTAAAGCCGTATTGCACGATGAAGTCCGTGAACGATTCCGGGAATTCGCTTTTACCCGCTATGGTGAACGCAAACGCCGCGGTATACACCAAGGGTTTTACCCACCATTTCTGTTTTATGTCGGCAGTAAGATTAACTTTTACCATTGGTCAACTCCTCTGAAAAAGAACCCTGCCGAAGCAGGGTTAAGTGAGGGCACGCACGGAGAATATGCCCGGGAATTTTTATCGAGGCTCCCGGTCCTCTTTTCGGCGTTGGTTGATCTAGAGGTTACCTGTGAGGACTTTTACCCCGCCGCAGTCTCGAAGACTGGATACCAAGCGCAGAACCCTCACACTATTGGCGTTTTCTTTACGCTGATCAGGCGTCAATTCAGTTGATCAGAATTCGAAGTAGAGGCGCGGACCTCGCAATCCGCTGCCGACTTCGGGCTAGGTAGAGCCCTTGAAGCTTCACCATGTCGAACCCTAAACAGCGCGACCTTCGGTCTAATCGAAGCTATTAGTCTGGCCGGATCTGCGAGCCGGTGAACCGCGCTGTTGAAATGAACTTTAGTCGCGCACATCACAAGTGTCAACAACCTTTTGCAACTCTTTTTCCAGATGCCCGAGCCGGTAGCATTCCAGGGCCGTTTCGCGCGAGCAGTTCACGACCTTATCGCGCTGCGGCAGCCGGGCGTGCTGCGCGTTCCACTTCCTGCACAACGCTTCGTCGGGGTTCTTCGTGTCTGCGTGGTCGCCGTGCCAGTGCGTACCGCCTTGCACCGTGCAGTCGTACCCAAGAAGCAGGACGCGTTCTGCGCCGAGCTTGAAGGACAGTTCGATCGCTCTGAGGCCGCTGTT